AGGTGATACTGCTGGACGCGTTCAAGGACAGGATGCCGTTCCCTGAACTCAAGGTATCTGCCTTCAAGCATTGGACGGAGTGGGAGCCGGATGCGTTCATTGTTGAGAAGAAAGCCGCTGGTGGCCCCCTGATCCAAGAGCTTCGGGCGATGGGCATCCCGGTGCAGGAATTTACACCCAGCCGTGGAAACGATAAGATGGTGCGTGTCAACGCCGTGGCCGACATGTTTGCATCCGGCTTGGTATGGGCACCAGACACACGCTGGGCACGCGAAGTGATTGAAGAAGTTGCGGCCTTCCCTGTGGGGGAGAACGATGACTACGTGGACACGACCACCCAAGCACTGCTGCGCGTCAGACAAGGTGGCTTCATCAGAATCGACACCGATGAGCCAGACGAACCCCGATTTTTCAAGCGCCGATCAGCGGCGTACTACTGAGGATAAATGATGGCCACCAATATAGATAAAGCTCTGTTCCAGCAACCCCAAGGCATAGAGTCGCTTGCCCAAGAGGAAGACCCGATTGAAATTGAGATCATTGACCCGGAAGAGGTCAACATCCACGCAGGGGACTTGGAGCTGAGCATCAAGCCCGGTGAAGAGGAAGATACCTTTGACGAGAACTTGGCCGATACCCTATCCGAAGATGACATCATGGAGATGGCTTCTGAGTTGGCCGGAGACATTGAGCAAGACAAGAGTTCCCGCAAGGACTGGGAGAAAGCCTACACAGAAGGCATCAAGCTGTTGGGTTTGCAGTACGAAGAACGCACGGAGCCGTGGAGCGGAGCGTCCGGTGTGTTCCACCCCATGATTACAGAAGCTGTGGTGCGCTTCCAGTCAGAGACCATTACCGAGACATTCCCAGCCCAAGGGCCGGTACGTACAAAGATTCTGGGCAAAGAGACCCCCGAGAAGAAAGAAGCGTCTATCCGCGTTGAAGAAGACATGAACTACGAGCTGACAGAAGTCATGCGCGAGTTCCGCCCCGAGCATGAGCGCATGCTGTGGAGCTTGCCAGCCACCGGTTCGGCGTTCAAGAAGGTGTACTACGACCCCAACATTGGCCGTCAGATTTCAATATTTGTACCGGCTGAAGACATCCTACTGCCCTACGGCACATCCGATCTGGACACCTGCTACCGCCTGACGCACGTCATGCGCAAGACAAAAAACGAGATTGTCAAACTGCAACAGGCAGGCTTTTACCGCGACATTGAGTTGCCTGACCCCAGCAAGGAACAAGACAACATCAAGAAGGCCAAGGACAAAGAAACTGGCTTCTCTGATATAAATGACGACCGCTACACACTGTATGAGTCGCATGTTGACTTGGTGTTGCGCGGTGATGAAGACAAAGGTGACGATGGCGAACCGACCGGCATAACACGTCCATACGTAGTTACCCTAATCAAAGGCTCAAACGATGTTCTGGCCATCCGTAGAAACTGGGAACAGGAAGACCCACTTGAACTCAAACGACAACACTTTGTTCACTATCAATACATCCCGGGTTTTGGAGCTTACGGCTTCGGCCTTTTCCATCTCATTGGTGGGTATGCAAAATCAGCCACCAGCCTCATGCGACAGCTTGTTGATGCTGGCACGCTGTCTAACCTACCCGGAGGTCTTAAATCTCGCGGCATGCGCATCAAGGGAGACGACACTCCCATCGCACCCGGAGAATGGCGTGACGTAGACATTGGCTCTGGTGCGCTGCGCGACAGTATCCTGCCGTTACCGTACAAGGAGCCAAGCCAAGTTCTGATGGGTCTGCTTGGCCAGATCGTAGAAGAAGGCCGCAGGTTTGCCGCAACAGCCGACATGAAGGTGTCAGACATGTCTGCCCAAGCCCCTGTGGGCACCACACTGGCGCTTTTGGAGCGCCAGCTTAAAGTTATGAGCGCCGTGCAAGCGCGGCTGCACTACACGTTTAAGCAAGAGCTGCGTCTGCTGGCCGCGATCATCCGCGACTACACCGACCCAGACTATGACTACGATCCGATTGATGCCCCACGCAAGGCCAAGGCTTCTGACTACGACCACGTAGACATCATCCCCGTGAGCGACCCGAACGCGGCCACCATGAGCCAGCGGGTTGTGCAGTACCAAGCAGTCATTCAGATGGCGCAGATGGCACCGGATATTTATGACCTGCCACAGCTTCACAGGCAGATGTTGGCGGTGTTGGGTATCAAGGATGCCGACAAGCTCGTGCCCCTGCCGGACGACCAGAAGCCAAAAGACCCTGTGTCCGAGAACATGGCCGCACTGCGTTTGGAGCCGTTGAAGGCGTTCTTCTACCAAGACCACGAGTCGCACATCAAGGTGCATATGATGGCGATGCAAGACCCCATCGTCATGGAACTGATTGGCCAGAACCCCAAAGCTCCGCAGATTCAAGGCGCAATGATGGCCCACGTTGCTGAGCACGTAGGCTTTGCCTACCGCCAGAAGATTGAGCAGCAGATGGGTATGCCCCTGCCACCGGAAGACGACAAGCTGCCGCCTGAGATGGAGATTCAGTTGTCGGGCATGATGGCCCAAGCTGCACAGCAAGTGCTCCAGCAGAGCCAAGCTCAGCAAGCTCAGAAGCAAGCTCAGCAACAACAGCAAGACCCGATGATCCAGATGCAGCAGCAGGAGTTGCAGATCAAGCAACAAGAACTCCAGCTCAAGCAGCAGGACTTGCAACTCAAGGCGCAAGAGATGCAAGGTCGGTTGGAGCTGGACAACAAGCGACTTCAAATTGATGCCATGAATAAGGCCGGTCAACTGCAACAGCAGAAGTCAACGGCAAACATTTCTGCAATGGGCAAGGCTGGGGACATAAAGACCAAGCGTGAACAGATGCAGATGCAACACCAAGCCAACCAACAAAAGGAGACACCCACTAAATGATTTCCGAATTCGCACGCGTATTGCGCGAGAAATTACGCACCGACATGAACAACTACGCAGATGACTGCGCTGGTGGTGGGTGTCGCACTTTTGAAGAGTATCAAAAACTTTGCGGTGTTATTCAGGGTCTAGCTATCGCAGAGCGCCATCTCCTTGACCTTGCTGAGAAAGTAGAAAAATCCGATGAGTGAACTTGTTCTAGAACCGGGGCAATTTGCCCTGCCTGAAATCCAACCCGTCGAAGCGCCAGCGCAAGACGCAACAGACGATGAAAAAGCCACCATGCTGCCAGAGCCGACAGGCTGGAAACTGCTGTGTGCCGTACCTGACATCTCCGAAAGGATTGACGGTACTGAGCTTGATCTTGTGAAAGCCACCTCCTCCATGCGTCAAGAAGAACATGCAACAACTGTTCTGTTTGTGCTCAAGGTTGGCCCCGACGCGTACAAAGACCAGACCAAGTTCCCAGCAGGAGCGTGGTGCAAGAAAGGTGACTTTGTGCTCGTGCGTACATATTCCGGTACGCGCTTTAAGATTTTTGGAAAAGAGTTCCGGCTCATCAATGATGACCAAGTGGACGCTGTTGTGCAAGACCCTCGTGGGCTTACCCGCGCTTAAAAGGAGTAGATATGGCCGAATACAAGTTCCCCGACGAACTTGATGACGACAAAAATCAGAAGGTTGAAATTCAAACTGAAGATGATGTTGAAATTGAGATCGTTGACGACACGCCTGAACAGGATCGTGGTCGCCGCCCCCTTGACAAAGAGGTAGCAGACCCAACCGATGATGAGATTGAGTCATACACCCAAGGTGCCCAAAAACGCATCAAAGAGTTGACCCATGCCCGTCACGACGAACGTCGAGCCAAAGAAACCCTTTTGAGGGAAAAGCAAGAGCTTGAGCGTCTTGCACAGCACTACGTCAGCGAAAACAACAAACTAAAGCAGTACGTAAGCAACGGCACAGAACAGTACGGCGCAATGGCCAAGTCTGCTGCCGAAGCTGAATTGGACAAAGCACGCCGGGATTACAAGGCCGCGCAGGAGTCTTTTGATTCTGATGCCATCCTTGCCGCCCAAGAAGCGTTGTTTGAAGCCAAAACAAAAGTGCAAAATGCGCAAAATTTTCGTCCACCCCCTTTACAGAACGAAAATTATGAGGTACAACCGCGACAACAAGCACCCGAACCGGTGCGTGCTGACGAAAAAACCTTGCGCTGGCAAGCAAAAAACCAGTGGTTTGGCACAGACGGGTTTGAAGAAGTTACCAGCTTTGCACTAGGGCTGCACCAGAAACTAGTCAACAACGGGGTCGATCCCCGCAGCGATGATTACTTCGAGCAAATAGATGCTCGCGTGAAGTCGAAGTTCCCTGAAGTTTTCGGTGGAAGCGACGAAAGGCCTAGGTCGAGTGAGACTCCGAGGCGTCCATCATCCGTGGTGGCCCCTGCATCACGTTCAACCGGGACAAGGAAGATACAGTTAACGCCGTCTCAAGCTGCGTTAATTAAAAAGTACAACCTCGACCCAAAAAAATATGTTGCAGAAGTTTTAAAACTGGAGAATCAAAATGGCTGAAAACCGTAACCCTCGTGACAATGTGTCACGCGAAAAGCAGGCTCGTGCTGTATACGTACCGCCGACTGCACTGCCCGATCCGACACCTGAACCCGGATATATCTACCGTTGGGTAGCTACACATGTCTTGGGTCAGCACGAACCGACCAACGTGTCACGTAAGTTCCGCGATGGCTGGGAGCCGGTGAAAGCAGTAGATCATCCTGAGTTAATGATTGTTGGGAGTGAAAAAACGGGTAACGTTGAAATTGGTGGCCTAATGCTTTGCAAGATGCCTTCTGATAAAGCGGATGCACGTAATGAGTACTACGACAAACAAGCTCAGAACCAGATGGAATCAGTGGACAACCACTTCATGCGAAACAACAATCCGATAATGCCGCTGTTTGCCGAGAAAAAATCGTCAGTCAGTCGCGGAGCCGGATTTGGTTCAGGTTCTAAATAAACAAGGAGTCCTTAAATGGCATCAGTAGCATCCCCTTACGGCCTAAAAGCCGTAAATGAGTTGGGCGGCACACCGTATGCAGGTGCGACCCGTTCTTATCTCATCGACCCCGCAGGTACTGCCTCGAACATTTACAACGGCTCGCCCGTGTACGTGAATGCGTCTGGCTATCTGGCTGTGGCAACCGCAACCGGCGCTGACGCGACCACCAATGGCTTTCCTACTGGCACCGCTAATACCGGTATCGTAGGTGTGTTCGTTGGCTGTTCGTACATCAACGCACAAGGCCAAGTAATCTATGCACAGTATTACCCCACAGGTACGACTGGCGTGATTAACGCTTACGTTGTGGATGATCCCGGTGTTGTGTTCCAAGTTCAGTCTGCTGGCTCTGTCACGCAAGCTGCATTGGGCGCAAACGTGTTTTTCACAACCAGCGCTGTGGCAACAGGCAGCACATCAACAGGTAACTCTACGGCTTCTGTCGTAGCCGGTTCCTCTGCTGTGACTACCACCGCAGCTTTCCGTGTTGTTGGGTTCGTTAATATGCAAGGCTTCTCGACTGTAGGCGATGCTTACACCGACATCCTTGTCAAAATTAACCCCGGCTATCACTCATTTACCAACGCAGTTGGCCTGTAAGGAGTAACTCAAAATGGCAATTTCACGCGCACAACTACTGAAAGAGTTGCTCCCCGGACTGAACGCATTGTTTGGTATGGAGTACGCACGCTACGGCGAAGAGCACAAAGAAATCTACGAAACAGAGAAATCTGAGCGTAGCTTTGAAGAAGAGACCAAGCTTGCTGGTTTCGGTGCCGCTCCCGTAAAGAATGAAGGCTCTGCAATTTCTTATGACAATGCGCAGGAAGCTTTCACCGCACGTTACAACCACGAAACCATCGCTCTGGGTTTCTCGATCACTGAAGAAGCGGTCGAAGATAACTTGTACGACAGCCTGTCTGCTCGTTACACCAAAGCCTTGGCCCGTGCCATGTCCTACACCAAGCAAGTTAAAGCCGCTTCCGTTATCAACAACGGTTTCAACGGTTCATACTTGGGCGGTGACGGCGTTACCTTGTTCGGTAACAACAGCTCCAGCACTCGTGTTGGCCACCCACTGGTGAACGGCTCTGTTAACTACAACAGCCCCACTACTGGTGTTGACCTGAACGAAACCTCTTTGGAAAATGCCGTGATTCAAATCGCAGCATGGACTGATGAGCGCGGTCTGTTGATTGCCGCCAAGCCTCGCAAGATGGTTATTCCACCTTCACTGATGTTCGTTGCCAAGCGTTTGCTTGACACTGAACTGCGTGTCTCTACTGCTGACAACGACATCAACGCGTTGAAGCAGATGGGTGCAATCCCTGAAGGCTACACCGTCAATCACTTCTTGACCGATGTCAACGGCTGGTATTTGATTACTGACGTTCCCAACGGCATGAAGCACTTTGAGCGTATGCCTCTGGCTAACTCAATGGACGGCGACTTTGATACCGGCAACGTCCGTTACAAAGCTCGTGAACGTTACAGCTTCGGCTGGTCTGATCCCCTCGGTATGTGGGGCTCTGCTGGCGCGTAAGCAAAAGCTGGAAAGGGGGCTAGCGCCCCCTTTTCTTTTGAGGTATATTCAAACCATTCCGGGGTTTCCGGTGCATCTGACAGTCCCGGCTGACGACATGCAGACAGATGCGCTACTTGCATGTAAGGAATCATCATGGCACGCACTACGTTTCAAGGCCCAGTTCGTTCATTGGGCGGCGCATACCAACAAGGCCCAGCCTCTGTTGTTGCGATCACAGCTTCAACCACATTGAACCCCACCGACCACGGCGGTCGTATTATTTCTGTTGGCGGCACTTTGGCAGCAAACCTTGTTTTGACTCTGCCCACTATCAGTGCTGCAACTAACCCCACAACTTCTGGCCCCGGCCAAGACCCAAGCACCACCAACAACCAAGGCGTGCTGTACACAATCTGGGTTCCCACAACCGTTGCCACAAGCTCCGTGAAAATCGGCACTGATGGTACTGACAAGTATGTTGGCGCGGTCATGTCTATTGATACCGATTCAACAGACGCAGCCCGTGGTTTTGTTGCTGGTGCAAGTGATGACTTCATTAACTTGAACGGCAGCACTACTGGTGGCGTTGCAGGTACTTGGATTCAGATTTTTGCCATTGCTGCTCTTACGTACATGGTCAAAGGCACTGTGTTGGGCACCGGCACTGTTGCCACACCGTTCGCTACTTCCTAATCAACCCAACGGGGCTTCGGCCCCTGTTAAATCAGGAGTTTGATTATGACAATGCAATATGACGTTAAGTCAAAACATTTGAACACATCTGGTGCCATCTTCGACCAACCAGCGCGTTTGAAAGGTTTTGTCATTGTTGGTGCGGCAAGTACAGCAGCAGCCATTACTTTCAAAGACGGCGGTTCTGGCGGCACCACACTGGTGGAGTTTGACATTGTGTCCAACACCAACCCGAATGCGGTGTACATCCTTATTCCGGGAGAAGGTGTCAAGTTCAGCACAGACATCTACTTTGCCACGTCTGCGGCTATTACTGGCGTGACGGCGTTTTATGGCTAAGTCACCAGCATGGACACGCAAGGAAGGGAAATCCGAGAAGGGCGGCTTGAACGCCAAAGGTCGGGCTTCCTACAACAAGGCGAACCCCGGCAAGCCGGGTCTGAAAGCTCCTCAACCAGAGGGCGGCAAACGCCGCGACTCTTTCTGCGCCCGAATGGAAGGCATGAAGAAGAAGCTGACAAGCGCCAAGACCGCAAAAGACCCAGATTCGAGGATTAACAAAAGCCTTCGGGCTTGGAAATGTTGATATGACTGACCACGATTACGAAACACTAAAGCACATCCTTGATGGTGCGTCTTTAATCACCGTCATAGGAACGCTTGTGGAATTTTTACCCGCTGTCTCAGCACTACTCAGTATTGTTTGGGTGGCAATCCGCATCTACGAAACTGAAACTGTGCAAAAGCTTCTTAATCGCAAGAAAGATGACGATGACGATGCCGAGCACAAGTAAGAAACAACACAATTTCATGGAAGCGATTGCGCACTCGCCATCGTTTGCCAAGAAAGTCGGAGTCCCACAGTCTGTGGGCAAGGATTTTTCAACTGCCGATAAAGGCAAAACTTTTAAAAGAGGTGGTGATATGGCTAAAGCAAACCCTTTCATGGAAATGATTGCCAAGAAAAAAGCAATGGCAGCAGGTAAAAAAGAAATGCCAATGAAGAAAATGGCAAAAGGCGGCATGGCTTATGCCAAAGGCGGCGGTATTGAGTCCAAGGGTAAAACCAAAGGCAAAATGATTGTCATGAAGTCCGGCGGAAAGATGTGCTGAGATGAGAGCCAGCCGTGGGATGGGGGACATCAACCCCTCCAAAATGCCCAGTGGTGTGAAGAAAGCACGCCGCGATGACACCGACTTCACTCAGTACAAAGAAGGCGGCAAAGTCAACGCGGCGGGTAACTACACCAAGCCAAGCCTGCGCAAGAAGATTGTGTCTCAGGTCAAGGCAGCGGCTACCCACGGTACTAGCGCAGGTCAATGGAGCGCAAGAAAAGCGCAACTTGTTGCCAAGAAATACAAGGCCGCAGGTGGGGGCTACCGAGATTGAAAGCGCCGCAACAGTCCTTAAAAAACTGGGGCGACCAGAAGTGGCGTACCAAGTCGGGAAAGCCTTCAAGCAAGACGGGCGAGAGGTATTTGCCTGAAGCGGCCATCAAGTCGTTGTCACCAGCAGAGTACGCTGCGACAACCAAGGCCAAACGCAAGGGTAAGGCAGCAGGTAAGCAGTTTGTGGCTCAGCCTAAAGGCATAGCAAAGAAAACGGCAGGATTTAGATAATGGCGAACACCTCTGGGTCAACAGGCTTCAATTTAGACCTCACCGAACTGGTTGAGGAAGCTTTTGAGCGTGCTGGTTCAGAGTTGCGCACGGGCTATGACTTGAAAACTGCGCGTCGATCACTGAATCTGCTGTTTGCTGACTGGGCAAACCGTGGCATTAACATGTGGACGTTTGAGCAGGGCACGATTACCTTTGAGCAAGGCTTGAACACCTACGCCATCCCCGCCGATACGGTGGATTTGCTGGATCATGTGATCCGAACCAATGCAAACGTAGCTTCTACCCAGTCAGATTTGACAATCACACGCATCAGCGTGTCCACCTACGCAACCATTCCCAATAAACTGACCCAAGCCAGACCGATTCAGGTCTGGTATCAGCGTCTGGACGGCCAGAACGCACCATCTGGCGTAACTTTGGCAACCACCATAACGTCTACAGCCACCACAATTACCCTATCCAGCACCGTTGGTCTGGCCACATCAGGCTACATCACGATGGACAGCGAGACAATCTACTACACATACGTGGATGGCAACGACTTGGGCGGCTGTTTTCGTGCCCAGAACAACACGACTGCCGCAGCCCACACCGCTGGTGTGGCTGTCTACGTACCCAACCTCCCCCGAATCACTGTCTGGCCCACTCCTGATGGCTCCCAGACCTATCAGTTCGTGTACTGGCGCATGCGCCGGGTGCAGGATGCTGGCAATGGTGTGAATGTCATGGATGTACCCTTCCGGTTTGTGCCTTGTATGGTGGCTGGACTGGCCTACTACATAGCTTTAAAAGTTCCGGGCGGCATGGACAGGTTGGTGGTACTGAAAGCCCAGTATGACGAGGCTTGGATGTCGGCGGCGGATGAGGATCAGGAACGCGCAGCCCTGCGGCTTGTGCCCAGACAGATGTTCATTGGGGGTGGCTGATGGGAAATCGGTTTGCCAGTGGCAAAAACTCAATTGCCGAGTGCGACCGTTGCGGTTTTCGGTTCAAGCTCACGGCGCTCAAGAAGCTCGTTGTCAAAACCAAGACATACGACTTGAAGGTGTGCCCTGAGTGCTGGGAACCAGATCAGCCGCAGTTGTTGCTGGGTATGTACCCAGTGGATGACCCGCAAGGGGTGCGTGATCCGCGTCCTGACCTGAGCTACCAAGTTTCTGGGCGCACAGGTTTGCAAGTGGTTGAGAC